TTCTCCAAAATTAGGAGAGATAGCTCCCGCCTGTAACTACGTTCTTGTATACTAATTTACCCGTAGCCTTCAGGGGTACTCAAGGAACAGCTTTCGCCTTTTATCTCTCCTTAAATTAATTGAATAGCCTTTTTATCATTCAAGTTCAGTGACCAGCAAGTCTATTTTATAGTCTGGTTTCCTGGAATCTGCTTGGCTTGCCTTCTCAGGACCTAACTTGTTTTAGGCAAGTACTATTCAAACTTAGATTAATTAGGCATTACTCTCAGCGAATAGGCCTTTTACTCGTATCCTCTTAGAGCCACACCAACTGGGAATCTGGGAATTCCATCAGTTGTTAATTCCTGAAATCGAACTGTCAATTCCGAGCCTATAAACTCATCTCCATTATTAAACCATCTTTTTCGTTGTTCCATAGAACCTTTAGGTCTAACATGGAATTTTTCACCATTGTCAGTTTCACATTCCCAGATTACGCATCCCTCCTCTGTATTTGTACCTTCTTTAAAGCCACAAATCAAATATTCTTTATCGTGGAATGGTTTTAGCTTTTGAAGGTCAGCAGACCTATGATTTAACTTGTAAACTCCTCCTAAATTTCGAATTATAGCACCTTCATAGCCGCTTTCCACAAGTTTTCCACAATGTTCATATACTTCCTTTTCTTCATTAGCTGATATCAATGGAAGTAAGATTTTGACATATTTTCGATCATCATTGTAAGCACCTAACCAAGATATGATATTCCATCTCTCGTGAAATGTTAAGTTCATATCATTTGTATCAAAGCAATCAAATACCACATAGTATATTTGCTTTAATACACTTTCGTTATTCTTTTCTCTTCTGACTGTTCCAGCTAATTCCTGAAATGTCAAAGTATCGGAATACAATTCACCATCCAGGTAAAAGGTGCTCTCTCCTCCTCGCAAATCAGAAAGGACATTTTCAAGCTCTTTCATAAGATGTGGCATTACAGTAAACGATTTACCTTTACGAGTAAACATTTCGATTGTATTGTCATCTGTCATGCGACAGGTCATCCTAACGCCATCTATTTTTGGCTGTATGCTACAAGGATATTTAACATTATGTTTACGTTTTTCAAATGGTAAAGCTAACATAGGTAATATAGGCGTACTTATTTTTTCCGAATTATCTGTATAGCCTTTGTCTCTTTTCCGATTTTCTTTGCTTTGAAGTTCTTTAACTGCTTGTTGAAAGTGCGTTGTTTCATTGGATCTTCCGATGTTTTTCCCTTCTCGAACCTCTTTTTCCTGGGTTTGTAATTTATTTCCCTTGAGTCCGAATTGAGTTGTAACAACAGTATGCGTTCCCATGTCTTTCGCAATGCCAAGCCATGTCTTTATTTGTCCTTTACTTGATGTTGCGTACAAAACTGGTGTTTGGTAATTGTTGCTCATGATATTTCTCTCCCTGCAATTAAGAAGTTCTGAACTTCATTTACAAAGTCCATTTCATTGTAAAACTCTAAAAGTTCATTGGCTTTTTCCAGATATTTCTCTGCTTGAGCCAATTTTACTTGTGCATCATCTCTTTCATTTATTAGCACACTTTCTGGAATTGTTGATTCAAATACATCACCCATGATAATGCTCCTTCCATATTTTATCATAACATTCTTGTGCATTTATTGGTTTAAAGAACTTGTCTCTTTCCATTTTATATGTAGCGTTTAGAAGTGGGTGCTTTATTTCTATATCATAGAGTTCTTGCATTGTCCATGGACCAATTTCAACTTCATGTCCATCAACAATACCAAAGGCATAATCCTTATCTTCGTCTAATTCAATAAGATACCATTTCCATGAACTTAAGACATGAAAGAACTTTGCAACTACTTTTTGGTCTTTAAGTTCTTTTGTTTTATCACTATTCGCCTTTTGCTGTCTAATCGCTTTTTCAGTTATCTCTTTTGTTAATAGTTTCATAAAGATTTTCCTTTCCCAGTAACTTCAAGATAAGAACTTAACATTCCTTGTGCGATTTTAGGTATTTGCTCATAGGTATCTGCAAGTTCTAACCTTATTATTAACTTTGTAAATTCAGATAACAGAGTTTTGTTTTTTTCTCTGTAAGTTTCAACTTTTGACCATTCCTTTTCCCATATTTCATTCATTTCTTTATCTGTTTTCATTTTTTCCTCCTGTATTGGTTATATAGTTCTTCTACTGCATAGAATATTAGCACGGTAGCTAACAGGCATAGTATCAATCCAATGCCACCTACAAATAAACTTCCAGCTATCTTAACTAATCCGTCTATCATGATTACACGCTCTCTTCCTGTTTTTCCTTTTGTTTTAGGTTATTAAAATGGCCTTTTAGTTCTTCAATCGGGCATGTTGTCTCGTTCCATCCCCACCACCAACCATTTCCATGCAAGGCAAATGTTTCACTTCTATCAAATAGCCATTGAGGGTCAAAGGGTGCGTCATGCCTATAGGGCCATCCACATTTCCAATCCCTGTGATTGTTGAATTCTTGCATTAGTATTTATCGCTCATTGATGAGAATACCCGATCTTCCACTGCTACTGTGTGGTCTTTTTCACACTTAGTACACCATACATAGCTTTCTTCGGCATGTATCGGTTCAACATGGTCATAACTACCATGATTAAGTTGATAATACTCAGTTACCATTTTTTCATTACAATCTGGACAAGCCATAATGTCACCTGGTTTAGCTTTTGCCATTTTTCTTTTCCTTTCCTTTGTCTTCGTTTATTAACCAAATATCAGTATAGATATATACTTCAGGTAAGAAATCAAGCATGGCAAAATACATGAACATGATTGCTCTAACGAAGTTTTCAAACTCTTTGATTCCTTTGGTCTTTGAGATTCTGAAATGATAAGTATAACTGGTTGATGCGGTCTTTAATTCGATATGTTTCATCTTTTTCAGATTAAAGCCATCAATTTCAGGATTAATACTATAACCATTATCGAGAACAGGGCCTTCTTTGAACATATAAAGCATAACAAGATTTTTACTACCAGGTACTTTCGTTGCTATCATCTCTACACTTCTATCACTTATCACGCTTTCAAAGAACTGCTCTTTTTTTGAAGGAACCGCAAAGTTCTCAACTATATCAGCTATTCCCTCTGTTTTCATATATTCCCATTTTATCCTGTTCATTTCAAGAGCCTCCCTGCAGTTGGTGTGGCAGAAGTCCTGCGAATAAATTGTTTGCCAAAGTTCTTCTTTTTCGCATTCTTTGACATAATAAACCGAGCATCATTCATTGTTTCATAGACACCTATCAGTTGCTGAAGGTCTTTCTTTTTCCTAATTACCATGAATCCCATTTTATTCCTCACTTTCTTAAAATGTCCATTCCAAGCTGTCTTTCCACAAAGATGCATGTGTAACATTCTTCGTGTTTTGACAATCGCTTTGAACACCGTCTGTTAAAGTTATATATATTTTATCATTTTCCACATAATCAAACTCTGCATTTACAAAGCCTCCACTTATCCTGTGAAGTCCTAATTCAGAACGCATTTGCACCTCAATTTCTCTCAAACGTTTATTCAGCCTTACCACTTGTCCAGCTCTCAAAATGTCTCCCATTACTTGCCTCCCAATTGGTTATATAGTTCTTCATTACTGTCTGCCATGTAGTCCTTATAAACTTCCCAGTAACGAACCAATTCTCTTACTGCGTTACCTAATGACATTTGATGGTTATCTTGATGCATATGAGGCATTGTTCCGCTAAGATATGACTTTGATAATTGGTCTATCTTCCGATGTAACAACTCAGTTTCATCCAAGCTATGAGTATCAGAGTGGTCCAAACAGAATTCACTAACGCATACTCCATCACGATTGACCAATGTATGATTATAGTCTGGGTTTTCAGGATTATTAATATGACATCCTTCGCAAAGAGCATGAAAATGAGTATAATCACGAGCTATATTCTCCCGACTCATGATAAAGTCATTTTTTGCACCATCGCCAAAATGGTCTTCGGTACATTGGTAACAAAATTCAGCCATCATTTACCTCCCTTTTCATTAAACCGTTTTGATGCCTTAACAACGATACTTCTTTTAGTATCCTTCGAAGTAATCGGGATCCTTGCAGATAGTATTTCCCCGAATGTACCTATTGTCCTAACAAGCACAGTGTTTTTGTCTTTACTATTTTTATCCATAGTAATGTCCTCTTTAGCTAATTACACAGACTACACAATGCCCAGTCTGTAAAGGCATATCTCTCAGCGAATAGGCCAAGAGTTAAAACTTACATTTATTTCAGATATGACCAAAATAAGCCACTATTTCATATGACCAGGAACAATAAGTGTCCCTGTTACCAAATGTTACCATTTGATATGTGGATTGAACCAGACGAACTTGAGCTTGCGAAAGGTCGCCCTTTTAGCTTTAGTCTTGTTCCATCCATACCGTTTGATAACCCAAGCCTCCGCTTGACTCTTCCGAGTCCATCGAGGCGGATGAATTATGCTTGGGTTATCACTAACATACTTAATCATTGATGACCTACCAGTACCAATGAACTGCAATAGCAAGTGGAATCAATGGTAATGACAAGACTAACCATTGAATGTACCACTTATCCTTGCGCTCATGAAACCAATGACACAATGTACATTTATCCATAATAAACTCCTTAAAGGTTGTGCCATAGCCAGGCTCCCCCAAGCCCAGCCATGACGTTAAGAACATTCACCCAAGGGTGACTATTCGATAGAGATACCAGTTGATGGCATGAATGCGTCATCACCTTCCGATGATGCTACCCACATGCGTATCTTACCAGACCGAGTAACCTTGTACTCTTGGCCAGAAACTGGTGATGCCAAATGCAAGTCGCGAGTGGCAAGCACTTCATTGAACTGGTCAATGTTGTTATAGAACACCTTCTGGTTATCGAATAGCACCGAGTCGTTCTCCCGCAAGTCCTTGGTGCCAAGGCCATCCTCATTACCCTTTCCTTGAGGTCCAGATATGAAGGATGATTCCCATAGACCATCACTATCTTCGATGATAGTACCATCGTCGTTACGGTCATGGATTACGAGAGTTATACCCTTTACAGGGTCTTTGCCAGATTTACTGGCAGGCTTAGTTGTAGTCATTACAACCTCCTTTGTTAAGTACCCTCAGACCTGTAGGACATCTGAGGAGATGATGAAGACTAAGCCTACAGTCAAATCTCTCAGCGAAGTGATGGTCTATGACCTCCACTCAACCAAGAGTGTCCCAATTAACTAATTTCAACCTAATTAACCAAGACATACCTCTCAGCGAAGGGGGTGGGATTGATATATATTACACACGCACATTCTTACTAAATTTTTTGCTAATTGCGATAAATCTCAGTATTGACTATACTCCATCGTGTCAAATTGGATCATTAGAACTAAGTAGGGTGACTATTACTAAGACTATACTAAGTAAGATATATCATAGATTAAGCAAGTCTAAGAGTAATAACTTAGAGAAGCCTCTTGACGAGGCTTCTAATATAAAGTCTAAGGATAAGACTAAGCGTTTGAATATTGAGACAATGAAAGTATATGAATTTGACAACTTTTTGGAGGACATGGAGACCTTATCAAAAAACAAGAGCAAGAAAGGGTATGAGGAGATATGAATGAGATAAAACAATTATTTGGAGTAGGTATTGCTGATATCAATTATATCTATCTTTCAGATAATGAGTGGTATGAAATTAATTCTAATTTAGAGATAACAGGTAATTTTGGTCAGAAACCGCAATACTTTTCTGCTTGGTGCATAAGAGTTAGTGATAATGCATCTTTGAGAGTAGTTGGTAATATTAGCCAAATACTATTGGCAGAGGCCGAGTACTCATAAATGGATAAATTAGTTAGGAAACATCTAAGACAACCTTTGAAAAAAGGTGTAAAAAGAGAATATTATTGGGAAGAATACCTTATTTACACAGAAAAAGAGGCAAAAGATCATAAAATACCGTATAAAGCATGGCGAGACTGCAATATGGGTGATTTTGGTCTTTCAGATGATGGATATGTAGCGGTTTGTATTAAAAGAAGGGAATATGAGAAGTATACTAATTATGTGTTTCCTTATGGTCAAGTGTTTGGTGGACCTAAAAAGAAACTATTATACGAACCGCATCGTAAAACAGGGAGTTATGCATCCATTACTGCACAAACCTTTGAAGATAAATACAGAAGAAACAGGCAGTATAAGAATTTTGCAAAGGCATATGCGATACAATTTGTATCTGGTAACCTCGATTATGATAAATTAGGTAAGATTTTTAGTCCAACTGATGGAAATCCATCTGCAAAGACAAAATCTTTACTGAAAAAGGAGTATGTAAAAGAAATGATTGATGATGAATTAAAGAAAATATTGGCTGAAAAGGAGATAGATGAAGGTTCTGTGCTTGATATGATTAAAAAAGCGCACGAAGTGGCCAACGATAAGCTTGACCCAGCTAATATGATGAGAGCAGCAGAGGTTTTAGTGAAAATATTAGGTCTTTATGACAGAAAACAGCCAGACATCCACCAAATAGAGGGTGAATTTATGTCTTTGGCTGAAATTGAAGATACATTGGCAATAGATGGGGAAAAAATAGAAAATGGCAAAAACGTATAGAAGTACTGAACCAAAAAAGAAGAAAAGAGACAAAAAAACAAGGCAAGGAGCCTCAAAGAACACGAAATGGAAAAGAGCAAAGAAAAAGCGTTACAGAGGTCAAGGGAAATAGAGATCTTCATGAGCAAGGTTTTCCTTACATCCCTTGAGAACAGATGGTGTAAGGAGAATCCTGTTTCTTTTAATGAATTTTTAGCTGAACTGCCAGAAGAGGTAGTGGATACATTAGGGTGGGCAGATACAGACATTTTGCAGGTAGCCCCTATGATTGACAGTGACGATCTTAGTACAGGGCTATACATACGAAATATAACAAAGGATGGGTTAAATCGAAGATAAACCAATAAGAGCCACTTTCGAAGAAATGAAGAATCTTACGAATCCAGATTATAACAAGGTTTTGTTTGATTCGTTCTCTTTTCGTTTAAGACAAGCGAAAAATGCACTTTATCGTATATCAAAAATGGAGAACAGGGATGAAATGGCAAAATTTGCCTTAAAAGCCCTTGATATACTTGATTCAAACTGGAGGAATAAAATAAACCATGAACATGAACGTAGCGAAGAAATTAGAAAAGAAGGCCCAAGAGGTGGCACAACTGTACTCGGACAAAAGTAGGGCAAGTAATTTTAATAATGAAACATTTTATGTAGATGAGATAATCCCTTTGTCGGAAGCGGCTGCAGTTGTTATCTTTATGAAGAATACTGGGAAAAAGGCTTTGTCTTTATTCCTATATATGAAAACAATGGAGAGATGGTTCAATATCTTTCCTACTGATTCTCATCTTTTGGCTCTTGATAGAGTCAAATTCTATAAAGAAGAAGTTGAAAAGTACAATTTTGGAAATAACTTTAATTACGTCGAAGTCGTAGAGTCGGTAAAAGGATTAGAAGAACCAGTAGGTCGTCCTAAATTTACACCAAGTTATGACTTAGGAAAGGAAAATGGCAAAACAGCCTAATATATATAAACAAAGGAAAATTCTTCGAAAACTGAAGAAAGACATGATTGCCTTTGGTAAAGTATGTTTGCCAGGAATGTTTACGTCTAAATCTCCAGAGTTCCATTATGAACTTGCTGATATGTTCAAAAACGAAGAGATAAAGAAAATGTGCGTTATTGCACCCAGAGGACATGCAAAAAGTTCTATTGGAGCTTGTGTATTTCCGTTACATCATTTATTTTTTAGTACTGGACAGAAGGTAATTGTTCTCTCAAGTAAGACTCAAGGGCATGCGATTGACCAACTTCAGACCATAAAAGATGCTTTAGATCATTCGATGCCTTTAAGGTCATTATTTGGATATTGGGGACAACACTCTGCAAAAGTTTGGACAAAGGATAGAATAGTATTAAAAGATAATTCAGCTATTATATGTAAAGGAACTGGCCAGCAGGTTCGTGGGTTGAAGTTTGGGAACCAACGACCAACTCTTTTTATCATAGATGACCCTGAAGATGAAAATAATACAAAGACAAGTGAGGCAATGGAGTGGAATCTCCGATGGTTGCTTCAAGGTGTCGAACCTGGTCTTGATGCAGATAAGGGAAGAGTACTTGTTATTGGTACTCCTCAACATGAAAATTGCATGGTGGAACTTCTGCATGAGATGGAAGGTTATAAATCAGTAAGATATCAAGCTCTCTCCGATGACGGTAAGTCCTGTCTTTGGCCCGATCTCCACAGTATAGAGACTTTACTTGAGAAAAAAGAGAGCTTGGAATCTATAAACAGAATATCTGTCTTTTACAGAGAATATCAATGCCAAGTAGTTGGGGATGAGGACCAACTGTTCAAAGAGAAAGATTTGCGTTATTGGGATGGAACTTTCGAAAAAGGTGACGAACGTACTGGTACATTGACAATAACACATCTCAACTATGAAAAACTTGAAAAACCGATGAAAAAATTTGTATATGTCTTTACAGGCATAGATCCTGCCTCTTCCACAAAGCAAACTGCTGACTATAGTACGATTGTTTCCATTGCTATAGATTCAGAAGATAATCGCTACATCCTTCCATATTACCGAAAACATGCCAAGCCAATGGATCTTGCTCAAGCAATCCTTGATTATGATGATAGGTATTCGCCACAAAAGGCCCATGTTGAATCTGTTGGTTACCAGGAAATGATTCGTGATTATATCCAAAGAATAAGATTTATTCCTGGATTTGCAACAAAGCTAAACCCGAGGACTTCTAAGAGTTATAGGCTTGAAAGCTTACAGCCTTGGTTCTTTAAGCATAAAATATTCTTAAAACCAAATATGACTGATTTTGAGAACGAATTGCTTATGTACCCTCGGGGAAAGCATGATGATTTACTTGACGGACTTTATTATGCTTTTTATGGATCATACAAGCCACCCGATAAAGATTTAACTATTGGAGATGATCATGAGTCATACGGGGTACAGGAGTTCGACTGGGCGGTCTTATAAGAGATATGCCAAGTTTATGTCTCTTGTAAATTTTATAAAAACTATGATTGACAATAAATTTACAGGAGAATTAAAAATTAACTTGCATAAAGGGAACATTTCTCATAAAGTGTACGTTAATAAAAGCGAGGAACTGCCAGTGTAGCTCCTCTGTGCATCAAATTGGAATTGGGACCACTGCACAAAAGCAAAGCCCTTATTCAGATAAAACTTTCTGGGTAGGGGTTTTTTTATATGCCAAAGTACGATAAAACACTAAAAGATAAAATGTCTGGCGATATGCTGGATTATCTTGGTTACAAGGAAGGGAAGAATCCTGACGACGAACCAATTCATAAAGATGTGAAAGAATCTCTTGAATTATTGGAGCATTATTACGACGAGAGAGAGAAGTGGGCTTTAAAGTTTAAAGAAGCTGAAGAGTTTAGAAATGGTATCCAATGGACAAAGAAACAAACAAATGCTTTGAAGTCTCGTGGCCATAGTCCAATAGTTGTTAATAGAATTCACCCTGCCATAGAAACTGCAAAAGCATTACTTACCTCAAAGAAACCTCAATTTAGAGCTACTGCCCGAGATGATTCAGATAGAGAGATTGCAAAAGTATTCTCTGACTTATTTCAATGGATATGGGAGCAATCAAATGGTAATGCTGAATTAAAAAGAGCAATTGACGATTATTACGTTGGGGGTATGGGAGCCTTGATGGCATATCAAGATCCAAATGCAGATATGGGCAAGGGGGAAGTTATGCTCAAAAGTATTTATCCTCTTGATTTATATATAGATCCCAATTCCAGAGATCCATTCTGTCGTGATGCTGCTAACATGATTGTTGCAAAACTGATGACTGATGATGAGGCTGAGAAAGTTTATCCAGAATATAAGCATATCTGGGAAAAGGCTGGTTCATCTCAACAAGAAAGATACCCCTCTACAGATTTACATAAAACCGAGGACCAGCTATTGCTTGGAGATTTGACTACTGATGATACCGTATCTCCTACAAAAGAATACATTGAACGTTATACAAGAATTAAAGTTGATTATTTCCATGTTTATGATCCATACTCAAAATATGAGGCTCTCTATGAGGAAGAAGAGTATCAAAAGTATAAAAATGAAGGTGTAGTAAGATTGGTTCAGCCCGAAGGTGAGGACGAAACTATAACAGATTATGAAGAAGTAAAGGAAT